AGCATCCCCCAGCACCCCACCGGACAAGTCTGCGCTATATATGGGTTATCCCAGATCGATTCGATACTCCCGTCGCGCTTCAAATAAAATTCCACATTGCTGGTGCTCTGCGCGGGCTCTTCTTTCACGATCACTTCCCGCTGGTCGGTCACCCTCACCAGCAGCCGCCGCCCTCCTCGAACGCCCGTCTCCAGCAGTTCCTCGAGCTCGTCCAACGCAGTGTTATCCCCACGCCGGTACTGGTTGGTGATCAAATTGCTCCGACTGTCGATCGTCACCCCGCTTATGAACTGGCCGCACGTAGTAATAATATTCTGGATTTGCTTAGTGGTCTCCTCGCCCCCCAGAACCTGAAAAGCCATGTCCGCGTCTGGAATCCGCGCCCCCCAACTGCTCCCACCCCAGATTTTCATCGATCCGCTTGTGTAAGGTAGACTCTCGTTCACGTCCACCTGGTAATAATTGGATCCGTCGACGGATCCGCTGCGGTTCACGACCACCCAATAGGTGGTCGCCGGCAACAATTCCTGGTACCCACCTCCCCCCAGCGGATCAAACCCAAAATCAACCCAATCGGCGGTCGCTCCAATAGATGCGGCGGGCAGAGTCTTGCTAGTGAGCAGCGATCCTGGATTTCCAGAACTATTGGTATACAAGCTCACGACTAGATTGTCGACCGGAGCCCCAATCTTCCGGACCCTAATTTTGATGCTGGCCAGGTCATAACCGGTGGCGCTCGCGATCACAAAACTCTGGGCAATTTGCTCGTTAGCCCCTGCATCGCCAAGATTCTGAGTTCCGGTTCCATCCTCGCAGTTTTCTTTGCCGCTGATCTGCGAGTAATATTTCCAGCTCAATGTATTCCACCAACCCTTACAGCGGATTTTTCCGGTATTCACCTGGCCGCCCTGGCCAAAATCGAAGGCGATCCTCGGCTTATACTTAGCTTCAAGCACCTCGTTTCGCTTCGCCTCAGCCGCTTGGGTCATGGATCCGCTCAACGAAACCAACAGCTCCTTTGTGCCGTAATACCCGACAGAGTCATCATTCTGGATCCATGCCGTGGTCGCCCGCGTACCAACAGTGTTCGTTCCAGGAGGGACATAGCTATAAACCGCAGCCAACCGATTGTACATTTCGTCCAGGCTCACCCCAACCCGGAAGTTCCCAACGCAAATGTCCACAGAGTGCAGATACCCCCACCACACCGGCTCTTTCATCTCATCGTCATAGATCTCGACCGGGCAGCGCAGCCATTCCAGTAGTTCCCACAACCCGCGTTCGATCCCCGACACTTCGATATCTGCCGCCTTCGGCCCCCCGATCGCAGAGAAGCTGTAACTCTTTGCCGTGAATGTCACATCCGGCAAAACGAGAGGGTTTTGGTAGCTCTTATCCAGAACTCTGACAGAAAACAATGCATTCTCCTGATCAGCTAACGGTCATTACCAGCACAGCGGCCCTATGGGTCAGCCCTACTCCCGTCTCCGTCTGGAACAGACGAGGGGGTGGGGCGAGGTTACGACCACCTCGCCCGATAAAAAACGCGCACGGTCATGGTTGCGTCAATCGGAATACCCCCCGATGTATTCCGCTGTAGGAAGATCAGGCGCTGCGTGCGCCCAGGGAACAATCGCACCCGCTCTCCCACGCCCGTATAATGCCCTGTGATTCCACCTCCGGCCCAACCGCTGGTCCAGGTCACCTGCCCCATGCCATCGTCACAGATAGACACGTTGTAGGCTGCGCCATATCCGCGTGGAGTGAGAATTCGGTAGCTATCCAGCGGAGAAATTTGGAGATAATCCAGGCTGAAACTTCCCCCACCCGTCTTCCGCGCATACAGCGACAGGTCGATCGGCGCAAAGTTTGTTTCCCCTGGCAGCCAGGGCGGTATTTGCAGCGTGCCGATATCTTGGAGCTTCTCGCCCGATAGCGTCACTTCCTGGCTGCTCGAAACAACCGTCAGCGGGGTTCCCGCCGGAAAAGTCATCTTCGCCTGAAGCTTGATCCCGCTGACTACGCCGGCGAACCCTGCCAGAAGCTTAAACCAACGGCCACCGGCTCGGTTCAAAAAAGTCGTATCCAACAGCCACCGGGCGATGATTTGTTGGTAATCGCCAGTCCAGGTAAATTGGCGGTAATAACCGCCGCTGTAACTGGCGCTCGCTCCATTAGTTCCACCATAGCTAACAGCCTCCCCCTCGAGGAAGTGCTGGAAATTCGACGGGTCCGAATAAACGTTGTGCGCAATCCACACATTGTTTAGACGCGCCGAGTCATTATATGTGTTGGTCAGCAAGATTCGGCAGTCTGCCGGCAAGTTACCCACCACCGATGCGCCGGAGATCTCCACGTAGTTATTGCGCTTATTGGGGCTGCTTCCGGACCCATCGTTGCAGTTATACACTTTCAACCCAGCCGTCACGCCGCTGCCGTTGCCATTGGTTAGCCCCAGCACACTCTCGCTGGCCGCCTCCCAATAACCGCGCCGCTCGTATATCACATTCGCGCGCACTCGCCTGCTCCCCCACTGCCAGGCCTCCAACGCTTGCTCGTCTAGCACCAGATATCCGCGCAATATTTCCGACCGGCGGGTATCGCTCGCCCCATCTGGCAGAAAGTGCAAATAAACCCGGTCTCCGCGCTTGGTTTCCTGATATTCCGCCGCCTGGGCCAGCAGCGTCTCGATGGCCTCGCGCTTGCTCAGGAAATCACTCACGCTGCTTCCGCTGATGAAGATCTCCGCGCTTTCGGTGATCGTCCTCAATCCCCGCTCGTCGGTCTTAGGAACGTATTTCATCAGCAGCTTGCCGTTGCTGTTGAGGTTTACGGTTGTAGCGCCGGCCACAAGGTCTAATGTTATGGTCATGACAACCGTCCTTGCAGGAAATTGAAAATCTGCCAGGCCGACGCTTCGACATCCAATGGGTCTTTCACGTACACGTTGAAGATCATATCGCCCAACCCGCTTGCTTTAGATTTGTGCGCCGGCTCGATCACGCCTGCCGAGAACGGTCGGAATAACTCCGGTCCTCGCTCTCCGACCCAAATCTCCTCTCCGGGGTATCCGACTCCGCCGATCGCATCCCGTTCAGTGCGAGCAGGCGGACCAGGTCGGTATGTCGTAGCGGTGGGCACGGTGTCGATCCAGCTCGGAGCCTGGCCATAAAATTCTATATCGATCCTGATCTTGTCGGGCAGAGACATCAGTTTATCGTACAGTTCCTGCGCCTTGTCGATTGTCTCCTGCATCTTGGACCGCACAGTTTCCAAGCCTTCATCGCGCATCTCAATCAGGCCCGCTTTCAAGGCGTCCACGTCCCCCGTCGCCCCGAATTGCTTCATCAGGTTTTCGTAGGCCTTTTGCGTGTCATAAGCCTTTAACTCATTCGTGCCCATGACATCATCGATGACTTGCATGCCTTCGCGCCATCGCTCGCTGCCCTCCGGCAATCGCTTCCCCAGATATTCCACCAACTGGCTTCCGGTTTGGTCCAGCCATTCGCGCTCTGCCTCGGCCACCTCGAGAATCGCCTCCCGGTAGCCCGCCAGAGCATCACGGCCTGAGGCTAATTGTTCCTGGCGCTGAGCCTCCAACAACTGCTCTTGAGCAAATAGCGCCGCCTGCTGGTCAATGAGCATCTGGTTCGCCGCGGCTCGTTCGTCGGCGGTCGCCATTGTAAGAAAGTGGTTTTCTTCGTCATCCGCATAGCGATCTTCCGTGATTTGAGCCAATAAATACTCACGTTCGGTCACCAAGCCAAGCTGTTGATACAGGTACTGGAGAGCCCGACCGTTGCTTTCCCAGCTATCCGCGCTCTGCCGGTAGTTTTGGTGCAGTTGCCCGGTCGCGATGCCAGCGTCAATCATCGACTCCACGTACTCTTTATATGTGCCTGCGCCATCACGGGCAGTCTGCTCGAACTTGATCATGGCCTGCTTGGCCATCTCGGTTTGGTTCACGAACAAACCGGCGAATCCGCTGCTCTTGATCGTATCCCGAACTCCCTGATACGAACTCGTGAACGCTCGAGTAGTCTGCTGTAGGCTGGAACCGCCTTCGGCTTGCTGCTTAAAGAAATCATCCCACGCCGCGCCGGTGCTTTCCAATCCGCGCCGGTTGGTCTCGGTTATTTGCTCGTTCCACGTGTACCACACTGCTACCACTGACCCAACACCCAGCGCAATCGCGCCTAATGTCACAGGCAGCGCCCCCAGGCCGGCTTGCAGACTGGTAGTCAGGCTCAAACCCGCGTTCCATGCCCGCCATGACTCCGATAACCCACCAACCGTCTTCATCATCCCGCTGGCCAGGCTTGCGCCATCCGCCAACAAGCTGAACACGGGCTGGCGCAGCATAACCAACCCACCCAGGCCTATCAGCAGTTTCTGGTTGGTCTCGCTCAACCCATTGAACCAGGTAATCGCATCTCTCGCCGCAGTAGCCGCATCCATCAGGAAATTCGCCAGATCTTTCCCCGCATCGCGGACCTTCTCGATTGTTTCTGCCTTCTGCAGTGTACCAATGAACTCCTCGAGCTCGGGCTGAATAACTCGGAAGGTCTCTCCAAAGAACTCGCGCAATCCAATTTGCTTGATGTCTTCCAGGCTGCTGAGCAGGCCAGAGAAGGTTCCGGACTGGCGCTTGGCGGCCCCACCGAAATCGTTTTCCAAAGCCGAAACGATAGCCTCGATCGCCATTTCGGCGGGTATAAGGCCCTTCTCGCGCATCTCGATGATCTCTTGCGTGCTCTTCCCGAAAGCTTCAGATAAAATCTTGTCAACGCTAATCCCAGCTTCGGTGAGTTGCATCACTTCTTGGCCAGCCACCTTGCCGCGCGCCTGTATCTGCCCCAACGCTAGCGCAATTCGGCCCATCGTAGCCTCGCTGGATCCACTACCAGCGCTGAAATCGATCATCGCCTGAGTCAGTCGCTGAGCCTCTTTCGTAGTGAACCCATAGGCCATAGCCGTTCTGAATGCGTCGGCAACGCCCTGCTGGGTGAACGGAGACTCGATTGCCAGCTTTTGCGTCCAGCTAGTCAGCTCGGCCGCTCGCGCTGCGCCCATCCGCAGCGCTTCGGCCATGCTCTTCGCTGCCCCCTGGTTGAGCAGTTCCTTGGCGACGAGATTTTCCAGACTCATTCCCAGGCGTTCATAATTCGCGTAAGCCTGGAGGGCTTCGTTTCCAAGGCTTTTCATGTTGCCAATTGCCTGAGTAACCAGGGTGCCCGCAAACATGCCGGCGAACACTCCCCGGAAAGTCTGGTTATCCCCACTCAGCTTTCGCAGCCAGTTACTAGTCGAAGACAATCCGCGCTCGACGCCGGATGTGTCAGCTCCGATAATAACTCTTAGCTCTGCTGCTCGTATCGCCATAGGCTTCCTCTATGAGCGCGGGGCTTACACCCGCTTCAATTTCTCGAACTGCTCTTTCTCGTAGTTCATGCCGATCTTGGCCATCTCCAGCCAATATACCGGTCGTTCTAGCAACTCCCACGGCGCCACTCCCAAGAACCTCGCCGCGCAGATCAGATTCCAGTCAAGCACCATCTCGTCATCCGGCGCCTCAAACAAGTCCGAATGACTAAGATGGCGCACTAGCCGTTTTTTGCCTCAGCCCCTCCACGCATATCGTCCAGAATGGCTTTTTGCACAATCTGCAAGAACGGCATTGGTAATTTTTCCAGCTCTTCGAAGGTCAGCGGGATCTCCTTACCTTCTTCGTCGATCAGGTCCCACCCCTTGATGGCCAGGCACAGACCGCGTTGCATCGCTTCGTCATCGTTCCACCCGGCCATGGCGCGCACCAAAGACGGCGTGCTCATATTTACAAAGTACTCAACGTTTAAGGTCTCGCCCTGAACGTCCACCGCGATTTTCCGCGTCTTATTTTGCAAATCTTTTAACCGAATCGGCATTTCAATCCCTCCTACAGAGTCTGAACGTCGGTGATCACATCGATCTGGAACGATTTGCCCCACGTGGCATCATGCACCGGGGTCAGCCCGTATTCCATCGCATAGATCCCGCTCTCGTCAGCAAAATCGCCCAGCGACTCGATCTGCGCCGGGAAATCAAGCTGGAAGTCGTAGTAGTACGTGGAAGCGATCAGCGCCCCAGTGGCCTTGATCCGGAACCAGTAAGTGCTGCCGTTCCGCATCTGGGTAACCAATCCCATGCCGGTGGCATCGGTGGCCAGCTTGAGCTTGGCGCTCAAATCCGGCTCGGTCTCAACCGTCACCGGGTCTTGTCCCACCGGCCACGCCAGCCCAACCTTATTGACCAGTGAGAATTCTGAGGAAAATCCGCGCGTCAAAGCAGTCGCGCCCGCCAAACCGGCCTGGGTGCTAGCCATCTTGAAGCTCAGGTGCGTTGGCAAAACCAACTTCGGAGTCATGCTGGTCGGCGCAGCCGTCAACGTGATCCCGGTCTCCAGAGCCTCGGCAAACCCGGCCCCTTTGACGCTCACCTCGTTGCGGTTAAAGACGAACGTCAACCCACTCACGCGTCCACCGGCCACGCGCCAGGCATTATTGGCGTCGCCCTGCTCGATTGTGAAGGTATCACCGACGTCCTCCCCATCGGTGTCGGATACGAATGTCCACTTATACGCCGCGGTTGCGCCTTGTTGGGCCGGAGTCGGTCGGCTGAGCAGCGAGCTCATCACATACAATATTTCGTTGTATGTCAGCCGCCCATCGATGGCCAGCTCGCTCCACTCCTTGTTGAGGGAAACGAACGCTGGATATTTGTTGCCCGCGGGCCGGAACGAATCGCCTTCGGTGCGTGGCTGAGGAACAATCCCCATCGCCAAAAGCTTCTTGTTGGCCGCCACCGGTGTGCCGACGACGCTCTCCAGGCCCAACTGAACTGTTTGGAAAATACTGGCTTTTTCGCCCATAGTTACATCTCCTACTCAGAAACTCGTAGCTGATACCGCCCGCCCAGGTGTCGAAACTGACGATTTCCGTCGATGGGTTCGACCCCGGCCACGGGGCCAATGCGGATGCACTCGTTCACATAACCGCCGCCGCTGATTGCCCCTTGCTTGCCGTGCAGCGCGGCATCGATCTGCTTGGCAATCCCCTCGATACTCCCGAACGTGAGGGTTTCTCCGACCGCGACAACCTTGTAGCGCAGAGCCGACAAGACTCGAGCGCCCCCGACCCCTTGCTCGTCATCGCCGTCCTCGTACTCAAAAACAACATAAGGCGCCACGGCGCTATTGGGAGCCAGATATCCATAAATCTTGGTTCCTACCAATGCCACTAACGCCGAATTTGCATTGAGGGTTGCCAGTAGCCAGCGATCAGCGGCCACCGTCTCACAAAAAGTAGCCATCGTTAATCCCTCAACCTTCGAGTCATGTCAACGTACTGCCTGATTAACCAGTCCTTGATCTTATCGACAGCAGGACCGAAGAAGGGTCGGTTCATGCGCTCTTCCAGCGCCGCCGCATACATCGCGCTGGCGCTGACAGTTGCCATAGTTTCTCCATACATGCTGGTCTCGATCGAGTTGATCAGCTTGCCCGTATCAACCGCAGGCGCCTCTCCTGGCGCGCTAGCCCGGTGAAACTTATAACCAACTACCACTGGACCCTTCTTGCGTTTGCGAGTGATCGCACCCCGCCGGTAAGTGCGCCCGTGCTTCGGCCCGCGCATACTTTGCTTCGCATACCGCTCAACATTTAGCGCCCCAGCCAAGGCAATCTTGCCCGCCTCTCGACGGACTTTCTCGGTCATTTCAGGGAAGTGGTTGTAGATCAGCTTGATCATGATTTATCCGTGCAGATGCAAACCTTGCCGGTCTCATAGGTAGAATCGATCACGTACCGCACAACCATCTGGCGAGCTGTGTTTTGCGCCTGGAAAGGAGTAATGGTCAGATTGTCATCATTCTCGACGCCGGAGTTCACGGGTAGAACAACTTCAATAACCGCGACAATTCCCAGAGACTCTGCGATCACCTTCGACTGCGGTTCGCGATTGGTGGGCCGCACTCTACATGGCACATTAGACCCAATCGTCGTTTCTACTGTCGTATGCCCGGCGGTATCATCCTTGGTCAAGACCGACCTATAAATAGCGCACCGGTCTTGCATAGCGCTTTCGTCGATTGCTTGCAAAGCCGCCAATTCGTCTGCGGTAAACATCCCTGCCTACTCCATGCTGATTACAGCCCGCTTGGTGTCCAGCGAAGCCAGCTTTCCGGTGGTGTCCATGCTCATGGCTTGCTGTCCGTACAGAGTCGCCTTCAACCCCATGCCCGTCTGGCCTTGATAGGTCACGCTCAGATCGCCGACCTTGACCGCGCTCTTGCGCTGGTCTTTCGTGGCCAGGAAGTGCGCGGCCATCCATAGCTCAATTTGCTCCAGCAAAGTCTC